AGTTGGCGAACCACGGTCAACCTTGATGAATCTATTATCTGGGTAAGGATCTTCTACACCAACAAACTTTGGTGGTGCTATATAAATTAATTTACTGTTATCTGTTACTGAAGGGTCTAGTATGTACGAAAGACTTTGACCGTTAGCTGATAATGTAATTTGTTCTGCAAGAAATTGACTTTCATAATTTACTACACGTATAAAGTCCTTCAGGGTTTTTGGATGTACGGGCATATCTAAAAGAAAAAATAAATGTAAAGATACTGTGTCTTTTTTAAATCCTAAAGACGCAGACGCTTGGGCTATGTATGACACATTATGAAAGACTTCAGGTAACTGCAACACGATTTGTTCTGCGAGTGTACCAACAGCTACATTATTAGTAGCTTTGTACGGAAGTCCGTCTATATCTAATACCAACATTTCCGTTGGCTTTGCACGTTCTGACATAAAAGCTCTAGATTCGTCTTTGATTGGTCTTTTAAGATAACCTTTGTGCAAACAAGCACCATCTGCTGCTTGATCTGTAAGTAATTTATATAATTTATTTAGACCTTTTTGGTCTGTAGAAATATTAAAATGTTCTGAAGTAAAGTTTTTAGTAAGTGGATATGGTTTAATGCCTTCTTCTGATATTTCTTTAGCTAAAGGTTTTTTAGCTTTTAAAAATACAATTTCCATAATCAAATCTCCCTTTCTAAGTATACTTCCTCTCTATCTATACGTACAGATTTATCTGCTTCAAAACCTAATTTACATTGTTTAGGAGATAAATCAGTAACAGTTATCGTACATATCTTTTTGCCCTGGACATGAACAACTACACGTTCAGATTTTTTTCTAGTAAGTATTAAATTTTTATTTGTCATATATTTTACTTACGCCTCCTTCAGCATCGAGCGGTAGATCGTCACACCATTCGGGTGGGGTACGCATAATATCTATAATTTTATTCATTGTAGCATCTGCATCTATTTTTGAACCAACTGCAATAATTTCATCATGCACTTGCATAACAAGATCTACTTCAGGAAGTGTTTGTATGTCTAACATTTGGTCAGTAATAACAATACGAGCAAGTGCTTGAACAACGTTTTCTGTAACTCGAGGTCCATGTGTACGTATGTATGTGCCTTTGCTGGTATCGTACACGAACTCTCCACCTTGGTATCGTAAGTCTGGGTAACTAAGAGACATATCGTTTGGTAATAAAAGAGCTCTTCGGTTGATGGTAAGAGGTCCGTAGTTTAAACCTACACCGCGTGGATTTACCATCTGAAAAAGTGCGTCTTTCATACCTGACCACAGTCTTGGTATATTTGGATACATACCTCGGTATTGCATAACAATGTTTTGTGCTATTGAATCAGATATATCAACGGAGGGGGAGCCAGTTTTGAGCGTTAGCTTAAACTTATCGGCCCCCATTCCGTACCCCAAACCGAGTATAGCTGTTTTACCTACATATCTTTCTAGCTTGTCATCTTTAGTAATTGTGCGACCATATATCTGTGAAGCAAATTCACAATATACATCACGGCCTGTGGCAAAAGCCTGCACGAGTTCGTGCTCTTTAGCCAGCCAGGCTAACATACGTGCTTCGATATTAGATAAGTCAGCTATGTATAATCGTTGTCCTTCAGGGGCCATAATTGCACGTCTAAGTGTCGAGCCTCTTGGAAGGTTCTGCAGGTTGATTTTGTCCGAACCACCAAAACGTCCTGTATGTGCGGCGTAATAACGCAGCGGTACACTGAAAGTACCATCAGGGTTGGTAGAGTCAATAAATCGTTGTGCTCTAGTTTCTTCTATGCGTGATTTAACCAGTTCGCGTGCTTCCCATATGTTGCTATGTTCTGGATACATAGCGCACATTTGTATATAAGCACTGTCGTTTTTACCAAACGCAGGTATTTGTTGACCTGTAGTTGGACTTTTCTTCGTAGGGACTACAATATCCAATGACTCAAGATGTTCTTTAAACTTAACTTGTGAAGCAAGAACTTCGCGTGTAACACCCGATTCCTGGATCGCAGTTTGTGTGCGAGTGGCTATATCTTCTTTGTAAGTTGTTAGTAGTCCACGGTCCAATATAAGTTTTGGTTCTACAAACATTCGTACAGTAAGGTCTATGAGATGCAATTCTTTGTCCGGATAATTACGAACATAGCTTTGAAAAAGCTCGTAAGTAAGGTCCACGTCTTGTATGCAATATCCGCCTATTTGTGCGTCAAGCTCAGGGTCTAAATCACGTACGCCTTTGGCGTTTACTAATTCTTCTCCCTTACGTAAATCGGTTCTAGATGGGAATTCACGCACGACACAATCTTTTAGTCGAGCAGACAAATTCGGATACAAACCCCGACTCATGGCCGCAGTGTCGTAATAGTACGCAGGTTTGCACCCGAAGTATTGTGTAAGAATGTAAGCGTCAAATAATGTATTATGGCAAACGACGGCAGTATTAGCCCAATCAATTTGTTCCAAAACGGAGGGGGTTTCATCTTCTGAGTACCACTCGGTTTCATTATCTTCAACCTTTATTCCTACGCCCCAAACTTTGAAATCAGGGTGATTAATGTATTGAACTGTTGACATCTTCGTAAGCGACAGTTGTACATCGTAGTAAGTTTCGAAATCTAAATAAATTTTTTGCATTAGAGTTCTTCCCAAGGTGTATAGTCCCATTCTACTTCTAAAGTATCAGGTATAACTCCAGGGCCATGGATATAACCGTCATCTTCATAATAATCTGACCATTTAGTAAATCCATCTTTCTCGCATGGTTCAGTATCAAAATGATGTTTTATGTCATCCCAATTTTTCATATGTTGTATTGGTATTAAACCTGCTATACCTAATGCATATTCTTCAATAGCTTCTCCAGTAGCCCATGCTTCTAAAGTTTCGGCTGATGAGTAATCTTCAAATATCCACGGTACAAACATTTCGTAATGGATAATAATTTTTTGTTTTTTCATAGTTCCTCCTTGAACTTTTTCATTTTTATACACCAGTCTTCGTACTCGTGTTTTTTTGCACGCTCCCAACCAATTTGTTTACTGGTATACATATTATATGCAACAGAAAGTTTTACATACTTCCATTGTATGTATGGTAAATCATTGAGATTATTGTATGTATATGGATGTATGGGGTTTCTTTTAACCCAAACATGTTTTGGGGGCATTTAATTACTCCGTTAATTAAACTTGACAAAACCTATTCTTGTCTTTATGAATATAGATGTTACCTAATTTTGGGTGACATAACAACTAAAGGTGAAGAAATGGCAACATTTACAAGCGATATGGTTAGTGGTAACCAATCTTTCAAACCTTTCCCAAGTGGGAACATGGGTGTAAGAAAGGGAAAAATCACAATAACTGCAGCACCTAATGCAAATGACGTATACCAAATGGTAGATGTTTTTGCTGGCGAAACAGTCCATGGAGTATTCCTAAAGTCTAGTGACTTAGATGGTGGTACAGCTCTTGTGTGGGATGTTGGTGATGGTTCTGATGCAGATTACTACATCGATGGTTCAACATGTGGACAAACCGGTGTTGGTGATGAAACTGATGCAAATGTCATACCTAAAGAGTATACAGCAGATGACACAATTGATGTTACTTGCCAAGTAGCTCCAGGTTCAGACGTTGCAACTGGTACAGTTGAACTTTGGATATACGTATCTTAAGTTAAAGACGCATAGCCCAAGCCGGAACACCGAATCTTGGGCTATACTAATGCCACTCCTTGGCATGTTAGATTAACTCTCTATCTCCTTCTCATTGCGCGATGGCCGGTCTACGTCTCTATCGCGTTCTGCACGTGCTCTGCCAACATCGGAAGGCTCTTCCTCAAGAGAGTTAAATTTAATGAATGTTTATACCGTTGCGTGGATCAAAATCTGGATGTTCCCTTACAAAGTCTGTCCAGCTACCATCGTAAGCACATGCAAACATAATACACATTTGAACATCATCTGTAGACATAGCATACTTGCTGGCAGTAGGTTCAACGCCATGACTCATGGCTTCTTCACCTATGTCCATCATTGCTGCTTTAAGTCTGCCCATATTCGCTCCTTGGGTATATTTCTTGAAACTTCATTGCTGCTTGTTCCTGCGTTAACTTAGTTTCATTATTAACACTACGTTCAAAATGAACAGCATCAATCCAATTTGCCATGTTAGCTTCGTAAGAATACTCTGAATTGTATTGCCATTGTTTTTGGTTAGTTTCTATAGTCATAACTAATCCCCTAATAGTTTGTTAGTTAATATTACCTCATTCATCTGTTCTTTCAAAACATCTGGTATAATTTTTTCTGGTGCATTTTTGTCAGGTGCTCTTTTTACAACCTTTTTAGTCATACGTTGTATGTCTTCTTCTGGCACTAAATCTTTACCACCAGGCCATTCATCAAGAAACTTTTTAAGTGTAGTTATCTTTGCAATGTACTCTTTGAAAGCTTGTAAATCTTTTGCTGCTTGGTCTTCTATTTGACCAATAGGCATAAGTTGTTCACAAACTGTAGGTTCAGTAATAACGTATGCGCAATCAGCATATGGAGCATAAAATTTGTTTTGACCCCACCCTCTATTAAGTTCAAGACGTGTTTTTACAAGTGCCATAAAAGATTGTAATTTTTCTATACGCACTGGGGTATCTCCTTCAATCCAATTGTCACTAGGTAAATGTTTTTCTATTTTATTGTCATAGCCTTTTTCTTGATAAGCAACTCCCCAATCAAAAAGTACAGTCATGTTATCTTCTTTTGGTCTGTTTGGATTACATATAACAGCAATAGAATCTACTTTACTAATTAAGTTTTTTTCTACAGAAAAACCTAAAGTATTATTGTAATAACCACGCCTGTTTGGGTCGCCATATTTTTGTTCTAACTTATGTGAAAGAATTTCATATTGTTCAGCTGTTGCTATAAGAGTGTCAAAATCATCATCTTGTATATTAGACATAATATAATCTACAGCAGGCTGTACATTATGTTCTTTTCTATAAGCAAGATGTAATTGTTTTTCATATGCATCAGCTATATCGTCTCGTAATCTTTGTGACATTGGTACACTAGCCATTGTTTTCCTCCTTTGCTCTGTTTACAGATGCTTCAATAAGCACTTCCGCTTGCTCTGGCGAAGGGGCGGATTTGTATGCTTGGGTTAAATAGTAATCTATGCCAGATGCTATAACATGTATAGGACTTAGAGATTCTAAAGCTGTTGCACTTATATCGTCTAAGTCACTATATAATTTGTTATGAGCTTGTTCTTGTTTATTTATATCCATTATTTTCTCCAAGTTGGTTCTACTCTTTGCCAACCAGTTTTAACAGTTGGAACTTTGACAGTAAAAGGTTTAGTCATAACAGTTTTGTTTATCTTAGTAACCTTTAGTTTTTCATGCACCATTGTTTTCTTCATAATAAATAAAACAATAGAAGCACAAAGGCCACCAACCATAGCAGCTGCCATGCCACTGAATGTGCCATAGAAACATACCATCAATGTAACGGTAATCAATACGTCAACAAAAACGTCATGACCAATTGTTTTACGTCCGCCGGCTTTAAGCGCCAGCAAAAGCAGTCCTAGCGCGGACAGTATGCCTACTAGTAACATCATTCCTCCTTAGCCACATTAGATAGGCCATGTATGCAAATTGAATAAGTTCAATTAATATCCACAATGCTGTGGTAACTGACGATACAATACTTCCCATTAGATAATCCTCCAAAGTAAATAAAATATACAGCCGAGGCCAACCCCGACACCAAATAAAATCAACGAGTAATGAATACTAGTTGCAAGACCGAATAATAAAAACAATATTGCTGTGCCGGTCAACACAGACACGCCAAATTCTTGGACGTATTGCTTACATTTTGATAACTTCTCCATAAGGAGCCTCCTCTGCTTGTGTAGTTACCCAAAGAACTGGGTAATGTGGTTTATCTCCGAAGTCGTCTTGGCAAGCTTCAAGATCAGTCAAGTACACAAGAGCAGCAACATTAGGATGGTGCTCATTAATGTAATTAATAACTGGGTAAAAGCTTGTACCGCCTCGACCTTTGTACGTAACCTTGAGAGGCAATGATTCACGAGTATATTCAGTAACATCATTTACTTCTGCGTCACATTGCACAAACTGCACACGTTCAGGATTGAGTTCATGCAGTATGTACGAAGTTTCTGTGGTGAACTGTGTCAACTCATCGTCTGATATAGAACCTGAAGTATCTACAGCAATTGCGATTTCTTCTAGACATGGATTGTGAAGCGAAGGCAAGTACATACCAGATGCAATAAATCTTCTGTTTGGTCTAGCCCAAGTAAAATCGGATTTGTTGTTAGAACGTAAGAATCTTGCAAGCACATTCTTCCAATCTACCTTTGGTTCTGTAATATCAGAAACAATAGATTCCATGTTTGCGGACAGTTTACCTTGAGCTTTAGCTGCTTCTGCAGCTTGATTGATTGCAACTTGTAAGTCTGCTTCGATAGCGCTTTGTGTAGCTTGCGTACCGTCTGCACCTGCAGCGTCCAGCACACCACCACATCCACCGGCATCACAAAATTCTGAGTCCCAGCCCGAAGGAGGTTCCGGTAGAAGATTGTAAATTTGTTCGGTAGACATGCCGATGTACTGATCATCTACAAGTCCGCCTTTTGGCAGAATAAAACCCTCTGCAAGCAAATGATTGTTGATTGCATAATCTGCAGCTACGTTCCATTTGTGTGGATTACGTTCTTGTCTACGTGTGTGATGCATAAGAACAAGATGCATAACTTCGTGCGCTAGAAAGCCCACACGTTCTAGTTCTGTAAGTTTCTCAAACCAATTAAGATTGTAAAACAAATGCTTACCGTCTACTGCGCCAGTTGGTTCTTCCCACTCAGTAGGTTTTTGTCTAAGACACAAAGTACCAAAGAATGGGTTGTCTAGCACAAGACGGGATCTAGCTTTTACAAATAATTGATTCATTAGTCATCTCCAAGTAATGCATCTTCAAGCAATGTTTCACGTAAATCTTGCAGTTCGTTGTCTGCAACTTCTGCAAGCTCTTGACGTCTAGCTGTACGGTCATCTTTCTCGTACATTTTTGTAAGCTTGTCCTGTGGGATCAAGTCTTTCATGTACGGAGCAGCCTTAAGTAACTGATTTAAGGTAGAAAATCGTGACATAACGTTTTCAAGTTTGTTCTTTCTGCTGTAAAGTTGACTTTTTAGGTCTTTGTTGTACTTTTCTACAGTCATACACTCTACAAAAGTAGAATCTGTTGGTGGCACTTTAAATTTAAAAGTGCCATAGTCAGACATGAAAGAAGGTACATCAATAGGACTACAAGATAATCTGTAAGTTTTTGTGTGTTTGTCTTCGTCTCCATCATCATCAATAGTAGATATTTCAGATTCAATTTGGACTTGATCAATTTCATCTACTTTCATTTGATAACCCCAAATGTTTTTAAATGTTTGTTGAGTACGATTAACTTTATCAATAACACCATGTTCATCAAGGACCTTGTATCCATCAATAGGATAGTCTTTTTCTGGTGTGGTATTTTTGATTTTCTTTTCAGCAGCTTCAAGAATATCTTCTTTAAGTTTTTCTGATAATCTAACTGTTTTCATATAACCTCCTATAAAACAACATTAGCATTGTCAACGATCCACTTACGCACATCGTTGTGTGATTTAAGTTCTCTGTTTTTGGCAAGACAACCTTTAACTAGGACAACTTGAAACTCAACAGGTATCTTTTTGTTTAGCTTCATAATGTTCTCCATAAGATCATCTTCTGCTCTAGCTGCCACAGCAGTAGATAGAGCGTACAATAGAGCTGGATTGTCATCTTTTTTGTACGTAGATGGGTCTTTGATCAACTGATCAATATCTGGCAATTTAGATGATATCTCTTTGAATGCAACAAACTCACCAGCTGGACCATCACCAACTAGAGATGAAACACCAAAGAATAGGCGTTCAGGATCTGTGTTGGCTCGCGACATTTTTTTGCTGACCATTGACCAAGCACGTGGTGTTGGGAATGCATATTCATCTGCATTGAAATTGGATAGCAAGTTAGGCCTGTACTGAATAAACGAGATAACATCTGTATCTAGATTGTTTTGATAGGCCCACTGTACCCAGTCATCGAGTGACGGTTCAAGTTCATAATGCGCAAGCCTGTTTCTGACTGGGCTTGGCATCTGATATACAGCTGCTGCGTCAGTCAATCTGTTGCCCGCACATACAATCTGCCATCCTGATGGCAACTTGTACTCACCGATTTGTTTAGTTAGCAACAACTGCAAGAATGCATTTTGTGTTGCTGGCGGTGCAGTTGGCAACTCGTCGATAAACAAGATGCCACGTGGGCCGTCTCGTTGTTCGATTGGGAACACATCAGGCACAGCCCAAGATGTAAATCTTTTACCAGTTTCTTTTAGTTGCTTGATGTAGGGCACGCCACGTACATCAACAGGATCGAACAGGTTAGCACGAAAGTCAATGAGTGGGACTCCTAGCTCTTGTGCTACCTGTTCGGGTATCTCAGACTTACCAATACCTGGACCGCCCCAGATCATTGCTGGGTAGCCCGCATTGATGCAGTCCTTGAGTTCGTCTTTTAGTTTGATTGGATTGATTGAATGCATAGTTCCTCCTATATTTTAATACCAACACTCGTAATACACTTGTTTGCCTTCTTCAAGCCATTTAAGTGCCTCTTCACAAAACTGTAAGTCTTGTTCTTTGTACTCTTTCATAGATTCTTCTTGAAACTGTTGTCCCCAAAAGAAACCGTCTGCACAAAAAGGCAAGTTGTCGTTTTGTATTGCTTCTTGTAATTTAAGTACATCTCCTTTATCAAGAAATACTTTTGTACAATTAAACTCGCAACCCATTACGCCAAGATTAGGCAATTTGTCTTTCTTTGAAAAATATAAGTTACGCATAAATTCTTGTAGCCTGGCATGTTTACGCCAGTCAAAACATTGATTACTGTTGTCTTCTTCTTCAAAAAGTTCAACAACATTATCTTTAGGCTCTTCTTTTGGTTTGAGCCAACCACCATATTGATCTAATCCCATAATTACCTCCATGGATTAATATATTATACTTGCCGTAGCAAACCTCACGGTGCGACGCCGTTACGAACCTAAACAGCCGTACCTTAACGGACGACACGTTACAGCAACATGCGCAGCCATTCTAGCCACAACTGCCTTACCTCAACGGACACGGACCTTGCGCCGCCTGGGCCAACCGAAACTGCCATACAAAAACGTAACTTACCCCACAGAACCTGGACACACGCTGCACCACCATAACTGCCTTACAGAAACTTACCTTAAGAGACCGGACCTGACACCACCTCGACAAACTAAACCGTACCTTAACTGCCTTACCTGAACCAACCAGCACTCACCTCAACATGACGCACGCCGCCCCAACTGCCAAAACTTGATCCACCGAAGCTGACCTCAACCAGACTCGCCATAACTGCCTTCCTTACCTGAACCCCGACTAACCCCAACTCACCTAACAAAACCCTGCCGTAACTGCCTTAACCTACCCAATCGAACCTCACAGCACCTCAGCACACTAGACCGAACCCTGCCTGGACTGCCATACTCTTACCGGAACCGACCTGACCTTGACGAACGCCGACTGCCTAGCCTGCTTTACGTAATGTTTTTGCACGTTTAGCTATTGTTTTTTTAGCTTGTTCGAGTGCGTCTTTAGTAGCACCTTGAAGTTGTTTCATAGCCATAAGTTGCATTTCAATACGTTCGATTCTTTGTTCGAGCTGTTCAAATATTTGAGCAGCTAGCATGTCATCTGATATAGCATCAGGCACATGCACGAACCTCGCGGGCATGTCTTGTTCATTGATGCTTACAAAAGCATGAACAGTTTTCTCCTCGTGAGGTGTTATAGTTACCTTTGCTCGTACAATTAACTTGTTAGCCTGGTGCAGACGCCACTTTTTAGCAGCGTCTGTTTCATTCCAGTCAAAGTAATTGTGCAAAGGGTGTCTTTTCTTTGTCGCTTCTTTAAGCACGTTGGCAGCTGTTAGCTCTCCATACTTAGATTGAATAGACAATAATTCTTGCACTAGATCCATATTAGGCTCCTACTTGAAAGGTACCAAAGGTACCGTTTTTTTCTGGTCTCCATTCGCCCACGCCAACGGTTTGACCACCGTGATTGAGAAGATTTGCAATCTGATCAATCGTAATTCTATCTGCGTCATATCTGACATCTAGATTTGCTGACCAGTTTTTGAATTCTGGTCTGAATCTTAAATCTTTACCAGTTTTGACATTGACTGGATCCTTACGCATGACAGGCTTGTTGCTCTTGAGCGATACACATTCTCCGTCAGGTGCGTTTGGTAACACAAAGAACAATGTTCTTGCGTCAGTCATTGCAAGACCGATACCTTTACCGGCTCTCACTGCGCACTGTTTGAATGCAGATGCTGGAAAGCCAAAAGTTCCGTCAGATTGTTGATAAGCAGATTTGATAAATTCTTTCTTGGGGTCGAAAGCTGTACGAGCGGCATTGACTTTTGTTTTCTTACCAGCTCTTACATCTGCCATTTCTTGTATAACAGTTTCTTTCATCTTATTTTGAATAAGTGGTGTAAGACCTGTTACTCTTAAATTAACCGTCTGAAAATTAGGCGGGTTAATAGTTATTTGCTTTGTAGTCATAATTTCCTCCTTACAACTAAAGTGGGGACCGAAGTCCCCGGGTTTATATTACGCAGCCTCGAATACATTTCTAGTGTGTTCTTTGGTTGCGTTGTTCATCTCAGTGGATACACGTACAGACGAATCTGCATGTTGTTTGAAGTTCCACTCAGCCAATCTTTGTTGGCGTCTCTCGATCTCGTTTTGCACACGAGCGTCTTTGAGGCCCAGATCTTGAAGACCGAAGTCTTGTCCAATCAATCCAACAACAGCTGAAAGCATTCTTGCTTTACGACCAAGACCAAACATCTTATCTTCACGCTCGATCAACCATGTAGGTAAGTCGTCGTTCGGATTAGCTAGTTCAGTTTCTTCTTGATACTCGTATGCAATAGATGCAAACTCAGCCCAAGTCCTAGTAGTCAACTGTAAAAAGTTGATACCAGTAGATTGCGGGTCAGTCTCGAGCAAAGGCAAGAGACCGTCTGCAATTGTTTGAACCTGTTGAAGATAATAATCTTCTTCTTTCTTTCGTTGTTCATCGTCCTTTGCATTGAAAGCCATAGGCGTATTCTTCTTAGCGTTGAACACATCCATGATTCCGTTGACTCTTGACACTTGAGCAATTGGTTTGCTGTCGTGGTCAAGCGCGTATTTTCTGTAGTAAAAGTCAGGTAGATGCACTGCATCTTGTGTGTCTCTTACTTCAGAACCCACTGGATCACCATTGGTGTCCGGGGTGTACATTGACTCATCTGTTTTGAGTTCGTTTACCAATTCTGGTCCAATCTCTTGGTCAGCTGGGTCAAAATGATCTACATTATTTGCCATAGTTTCCTCCTTGTGGCGTTAGTTCAATTCTTCTGATGAACTTCTTAAGAAACTCACCAGAACTTACATATTCAGCTTGCGATTGTTTTTCGCTTGCTTCGGCTTGTTTGAGCACCTCATTAGGGATACTCACTTCTTCAATACACATATTTACCTCCTTATGTATTTACACAAAACTACTCGCAACGCGACAAAGCGTAGCGACTCGCGCACGCACATACGCTGTTGCTGGCTGTTGTCCGGACATTTTTGCCTGAGGGCTACAAATAAGGAGCGAGAACGGGCACCGTTCCGCGACTGGTTGCGTAAGCAAATTTGTGGGCGCGATAGGCAAGGGAATGTACGGCACGAGTAATGCCAAGATGAAAGTGACGGTGCTGGGTAGGTGATTAACCGTTCTCCCCCAGATTCACCGTCGTGCTCGGCTTCTCATCCGAGCGTGTGCTTTCGGTAACAACCCCCATGTGCTTTCTTTGTATGTAGCTCACATGGTAGCTACAAAGAGTTACGCTACTGGCAACTCTTGTTGAACGCCATTGCTGGCTGTTGGTTGTGCTGAAGTCTCCTTCTGCACAATCTCTCTCATGAACACTGGTACAAATCTACCCTGTCCATCAGTTGGTATAGCAACGTCATACCAACATGTTAGACTGCCGTCTTTGTTAGTAGTTGCTGTGCCGATTTCTCGACTTCTGTTTTTCCCGTCTTTGCCGGGTATTAAGATGTATAATGAATACATAATTTACTCCTTATAATTATAAGATTAATGGTTCGATACACCCGTATCAAACTCACACACCCACCAGAAGCGCCACAAAGCGGAGCGACTGGCGTATGATTTTTGGTTCCACTGGTTCCATTTGGTTCCACGACTCATGGAACACAAATAACGCAGTAAGAATGCTGGTTATAGGTGATGGTTCCACTGGTTCCATTACTTTTAGGTCTTTCTAACCTTTAACAATTAACTACGGTCCACGGTCCGCTACAAAACTCTGTTTTGATTTACGCGGAACCATGGAACCGCGAGCACTCTAATCGTGGGCAAGCCCGCATTGGTGCAATATATTTCTTGGTTCCACGAAGTGGTTCCACATCGGCACATGTCCGTGGAACACGCGGAACCAATCATGCACGCACAATGCACCTGCTCGCACACGCTCGCAGGCACTGATGATAGTAGTAAATAGATGATAGTAGGGGGTGGTTAGCCCCCTCTAAGTGATTATTTCTTGATAAATTTATAGAATTGATACCAACCTACGACGAAGCTGGTTATGAGTAGGAATACCCATGTAGATAAGAGAAATAGAAATATGTCTAACATCATAATACCACCTCTACATATTCTTCTTGTATAAATTCTTCTATACCAGCTTTTTGAACAGCGAAATACTCTCTTATCCCACTAAGTATTGATAATGGAATTAGTATAGGTAAGACAATAATAAAGATGATAATGGCTAAGAACCACATATACCCTTTTACAAGTTGTAACCGGCTCATGATGACTCCTCCTCTGGGTTTAGTAATATGATTACTTTACCAAAGATAAAAGATATAAGACCAAAGATGAACCAAAGAAGTAGTTCAAACAATGATTGCTGTCCGGTGTAGTTTATGATGTCTAGAGTGATGATAGTAAATAACACCAACGATACTGTGAATATCGTCAGTGTTAATGCGTTAGCTATATAGTTACTCATTTGTCACCTCCAAAGTTGAAGGTCATTTGTTTAGGTGTATCTTCAACCATTGCCTCTGTGTATCCAGCTACGACTTGCTCTTTAGTAGAGCTAACAGCTTTCTTTATGTTAGGGGCTTTGATAGTTTTGATAGCCTTGTGTATGTGGTAACTATACTTACCAATAGTTTTAGATATATTCATGATTTACTCCTTTTGAATATAAGTTAATATGATAGTAGTTGCTAGTGCCTGCTCCTGAATTAACGATTGAATATTACTGTAGTAATGTGTTACGAGTCTGACACTAACAAATACACATACCTACCTGCTCCGTCGAGTAGCGTATGCTACCGACGGTTCTTTTTCTTCCTAAGCGGATGGCTACCGAGTGGACTATAGGAGTCCGCGAGGTAGACACCAAGTAGTAAACATAGCGTAGCGTAGAAAAAACCAATACAAGGTTCCAATGACTGAAACTAAAAAGTGTCAACGGAAAACGAATCGGGGTCGGAGTAGGGTCTGTGATGATAGAGGAGAAGATGTATGAGCGATATATTTCATATTTTTTTAAAAAAAATTTTCAACAAAAAATTTACAAGATACACCTCAATGTGTTATTTTGAGCACATGAGCTTACTAACTTCTCAAGCAGTTGAGGTTACCGATGAAGACAGAATTGAACTTCAGTCTCATTTTCCCTACGCCGGAGTAAAGTTGTCCGAGCTTTCGGTCCAAGAAGAAAGAGTCATTTTGTATTTTTTACGTGGCATGAGTAAAGCGGCCGCGGGCCGTGCAGCGGGGTACAAGAACCAGGATTCAGTGTACGAAGTTTTTAAAAAACCAAAGGTACAACAAGCTATACAATATCTAAGAGAAGAGATGCGAGAAGAAGTTAAGTTTGATCGTAACACCGCGACCCAAATGTATTTAGAAGCTCACCGTAAATCATCAACTTCTACCGAAGAAAAAAATGTTGTCGATTCTCTATGCAAGCTCCACGGTCTATTTGCTCCCGAGCAAGCAACCCAAGTTAATATAAATGTCGATAAATTAGAAAGATTAGAAAGGCTACCAGATTCCGAGCTATTAAAATTAGCTGGGGTAGATACAAAATATTTAGAACCTAAAGGAGAAGATAATGACTAGTAAACAAGAAATGGCTACCAGAGCCCGAAAGAAAAAACGTAAACTAACTTCTGCTCAAAAAACTTTGCCTAAGTTTTTGCAGGATAAAATAATTAAGGCAAAAAAGAAAAAAGGAAAAAAATAATGAGCACTTCAAGTAAAAAGAAAACCCAAAAGAAAAACGATACCATTGGCAACAATGATAATAACGTAGCAAAAGTAAATACTACTTCTTATGCTAATGCAGGTTTTGGAAAACCCGCGAAAAAAATGCAGACAATGGCACCTATGAAAAAAGGGTCAAAAAAGAAGAAAAAACCAACTATCTTTGGCATGAGCGCAAAAGATATAAAAAATAAATTTAAGAAAAATTACGGCGGAGCGTAAAAATGCATTGTATAAATCAACCCCCAAAGAAGATGTCTGGTAAAAAACCTAAAAAGAAAAAAATGGTAAAGAAAGGTAAAAAATAATGAAAAGTACAGGAATAAATGCCCCCCACCCAAGCAATATGAAAAAATTTGCGAAGAAGATGAATAAGTATAAGAGCATACCAAAGACAGGAGGTAAAAATGCCAGCAAAAAGAAAAACTACTAAAAAGAAAAGTGGCGCGAAGCCAACTAATCCAACCTTATATGCAAGGGTAAAAGCTGAAGCTAAACGGAAGTTTAAGGTCTATCCTTCGGCATACGCCAATGGTTGGCTAGTTAGAACTTACAAAAAACGTGGTGGCGGCTACAGATAATGGCTAAGCCTACTGGTGGCCTAACCGCATGGTTTGGAAAAGGCCCCAAGGGCGATTGGGTTGATATTGGTGCCCCAAAGAAAAAGGGCAAGTATCAAGCCTGCGGTAGAAAATCCGCGAAAGGTAAAAGTAAACGTAAGTACCCGAAATGCGTACCACGTTCGAAAGCTCGGTCTATGACTGCAGCTCAACGTAAAAGCGCAGTAAAGAGAAAACGTGCAGCGGGGAATCCAGGCGGGAAGCCACGTAACGTAAAAACTATTGTTAGGAAGAGAAAACCAGCAGTAAAAAGGAGGACTCGTGCCAAGAAAAAGAGATAATATGCCTAAAAGGAACAAAAAAAACTTTAGGCCAACGAAAAAAGGCGCTGGGATGACCAAAGCAGGCGTAGCAGCCTATAGAAGGAAGAACCCAGGATCAAAATTAAAGACAGCAGTAACGGGAAAGGTTAAAAAAGGCTCAAAAGCAGCCAAAAGACGTAAATCTTACTGCGCAAGAAGCGCAGGACAGATGAAAAAGTTCCCAAAAGCGGCTAAAAACCCAAATTCTAGGCTAAGACAGGCCAGAAAACGTTGGAAATGTTAAAAAAGGAGAAAAAATATGCCAGGATATGGATACGGTAAGAAAAAACCGGCAAAAAAGAAGAAAAAGGCTACAAAAAAGAAAAAAACTTATAAATATTAAGTAATGGAGCATAAAAAAGTAGAATGCTATAAGTGTAAAAAACTTTTGGCAGATAATCTCGTATTACCTAAAGGGTTATGCGTATATTGTGCTGCCGATGAGGCAGATCAGCTCCCACAACCCCAAAAACAACCAAAAATAAACAAAAAAGAAGAAAATGCACAGTTAAAAGCAGAAAAAGAACTTGCATTGCGTATTTTAGCGCGAAAACGTATGTTGCCGTTTGTAGAAAAGTTCAATCACGATTACCAAGCAGGGTGGGTTCATAAAGATGTCTGCAGAAGACTAGAAAAATTTAGTCAAGATGTGGCAGAGAAAAAATCTCCCAGATTAATGTTGTTTATGCCTCCTAGGCACGGCAAATCTACTCTAGCCAGTATAGCTTTCCCTGCTTGGCATTTAGGACGTAACCCTGGTCATGAATTTATTAGCTGTTCGTATTCTGGTTCATTAGCTATGAGTTTCTCTAGAAAAGTTAGACAAGTTTTAAGAGAACCTACTTATAAAAATGTGTTTGAAAACACAAAACTAGATAAAGATTCACAATCTGTGGAGTCTTGGCAAACAACCGAGGGCGGTGGTTATGTAGCAGCTGGTGTTGGTGGTGGTATCACAGGTAAAGGTGCGCACGTACTATTAATTGATGATCCGGTAAAAAACCGAGAAGATGCAGAGTCAGAAAATAACAGAGAGGCCACGTGGGACTGGTATACCTCTACTGCTTATACAAGGCTTTCCCCTGGTGGGGGTATACTAGTCATTCTGACTAGGTGGCACGATGATGACTTAGCTGGTAAATTGTTAACTGCAGAAGAAGATGGAGCAGACGCATGGGAAGTAGTTAAGTATCCTGCAGTCGCAGAAGAAGATGAAGAGTTTCGTGCAGCCGGCGAGCCCCTGCATCCCGAACGTTATAATTTAGAATCATTAGAGATGATTCAACGTGCAATTGGTCCAAGAGATTGGACTGCGCTATACCAACAAAATCCAGTATCAGATGAGGGTGATTATTTTACAAGAGAAATGGTTAGATATTATGAGCCAGATGAAATAGATTATGATAGACTTCGTTATTATTGTGCGTGGGACTTAGCTATCGGACAAAGAGACAGAAATGATTTTTCTGTTGGCATTGTAGTGGGTATTGATGAGTACGATAATATGTTCGTAGTTGACCTTGTCCGGGGCAAGTATGACGGTTATGAACTTGTAGAAAAAATATTAGATTTGTATGAACAATGGAGACCTGGTATTGTTGGTATTGAGAGAGGCCATATTGAGATGGCTATCGGGCCGTTTTTAGAAAAACGTGTATCAGAACGTAGATTACATTCTGCATATTTTAAAGATTTAAAAGTAGGAAGACGTGATAAAGAAGCAAGAGCAAGAGCGATTCAAGGTAGGATGCAACAGGGTAGAGTTTACTTCCCTGCAGATTCTGTTTGGACAGGCACCATGGTTGCTGAACTTTTGCGTTTCCCTAACGGCGTGCATGATGATCAGGTCGACGCTTTGGCTTGGGTTGGTTTAATGATTATGGAGTATGCTACTTTTTATGAATCACCAGAACATGTACCTTCTTGGAGAGATAGGTTAGAATTAATAGCAAAAGGGTCGAAAAAGAAATCGGCAATGAGTGCATAAATGGCGTATACAACAAAAAAACCAAAAAAGAAGTTAACAAAAGCCGAAGAATTAACTTTAGCAAAAACTCAGTTTAGCGCCTATGTGCGTGCTAGAGACCATGGCCACGAAGACTATATTCACATGGCAAAAAAATGCGATGCTTATTATCGTGGCGAACAGTGGGACGAGTTTGATATGCAACAACTCGACGACCAAGGCAGACCAGCTTTAACTATTAACACTATACTACCAACAATTAACGCTGTCTTAGCAGAACAAAGCACAAAAAAAGCAGACATACAATACAAACCTAGAGGTGGCGGCAACCAAGATATAGCTGACGTTCTAACTAAAGTTTATGCTCAAATTTCAGACAACAACAAACTTGATTGGGTAGAAGCTCAAATATTTTCTGATGGTCTTATTCAAGACAGAGGATATTTTGATGTTCGTGTAGACTTTGATGATCATGTAAATGGTGAAATTCGAATTGAAGCAAAAGACCCATTAGATATTCTTATTGACCCAGATGCAAAACACTATGACCCAAGAACTTGGAACGAAATATTTGAAAGTAAATGGATGAGCATAGATGAGATAGAAGAAACTTATGGTCAAGACAAAGCAGATAAATTAAGGTTTTTAGCAGAAACAGGTACAACTTTAGGTGCTGATTCTATGGAGTTTGAAGAGTCTAGGTACGGAGATACAGACGAATATAATTACGGACAACAGTATCCGGGGGATCCAGAAAATGCACGAATGCTTAGGTCTATTCGTGTTATCGAAAGGCAGTATTATAAGTTAGATGATTGTATGTATTATGTAGATCCAGTTACTGGGGATAAAAGAAAAATTCCAAACGCTTGGGGTAAAAAGAAAAGAGAAAAGTTTGCTGATGATTATGGGTTAGATATTATTTCTAAAAAAATGCGACGAGTCCGTTGGACTGTGACCGCAGATACTGTAGTGTTATTCGATGACTATTCTCCATATGACCATTTTACAATCGTGCCATACTTTCCATACTTTCGTAGAGGCAAACCGTTTGGGATGGTAAGAAATTTGTTGTCTCCACAAGAACAACTTAACAAAATAACTTCTCAAGAACTGCACATCGTTAATACGACTGCAAATAGCGGGTGGA